ATATGATTGGTTTTGAGTTGTAAGACTACCTGTTGTATACCTTACAGTTGGGGTTACTGATGCGTTACTAACATAATACGCAACAATATAAAATCCTCCACCTGTTCCACTAAATGAAAGTGTTGAAGGTAATGATGTTGTTTTAATACCTGTTGAGTTTGAAATCATTGTAACACCTGACATAATTAAATCCTTTGGTGCAATTCCAATTCCAGGAACTAATTGTAATGAATAAATTGCCATCGTTACCACATCACTTGTTGATGTTATTGTTCCTACATTATAAGTGATCGCAGAATATGAGTTTACACCAGGATCATAAAATGTTGCATATAAAGTTCTGTTCTGTGTTGAGGCTTGATTTGCAGTTCCTGTTCCTGCTACAAATCCTAATCCACCATAATCAGGTTTAAGGTTATTCATGTTCACAATATTTGGTGAAACAATACCTGATGTTGAAATTCTTGTATTGGTATTATTACCAAGTCCATCTTGGATCTGTTGGAATGTTGATGTGATTCCTGTTGTTGATGTTGCCAGGTTTAATAGACCATAGTATGTGTCTTTGATTCGTTCGTTTGTTAAAATAGCCATATAATTTTAATTAAAATATTTTTAAGTTGTGCTCCATAAGTCAGAATTATTATCCCACTTCCTATTGTCAGTGCCCCATATTTGATGTGGTGTTCCTCCACCACTTGGAGTAATAGAAGGGGTTGGCGTGTTTGTTGGAGTTTCAGTCGGTGTGGTTGTATTCGTTGGTGTCATCGTCTGAGTAACACTTGGGGTTGGAGTGCTTGTTAATGTTGTTGTAGTTGTTGGAGTGTTAGTAACAGTTGGGGTGTTAGTAGGAGTTTCACTCGGAGTATTTGTTGGCGTGCTTGTTGGAGTTTCTGATGGAGTGCTGGTTTGTGTTTGAGTAACTGATGGTGTATTGGTAACAGTAGGTGTGTTGGTAGGGGTTGCTGTCGGGCTTGGAGTTAACCAACTATTAAATGCTGCATCACATCTGTTAAGTGAGTTCATTACCTCAACACTAATCTGTGCTGACCAACCAGCAGTTAGATCTGTATATTGTTCTATAAATGGAATACAGATAACAGGATTTTGTAGAGTATATTTGGCATTGAAATTACCAAGAGAGTTGGTTACTGATAATCTAAATTGAGATATGATATCATCCATTATTTGGTTGGTATCAGATAACACATCAATTTGATTTGTAAGATCCCTCTCCACAATATCCATTACAATCAAGGTAAAGTTATATTGCATGAATCCAAACTTTTGTTCCACCTCATTTGGAATAACATATAACAATGGAAATATTGGTGAGTTGAAATGGGTGTTCTCAACCTTGTCTCTCATCTCAGTCCAAAAACTTAGATCCTCTTGTTGTCCAAATCCAAATGAATTAATCTGTTTGTGATATTCAGATAGAGTTCTGAAATCATCATGGAATGTTTTTATATTGATCGTATCGTGAACGATAGGTGTGCCGGTCCATGTGTTATAAGCAGCAGCACATCTATTAAGTGGGGTCATTGTTTTTAATTTCAATAGACCATTCCACCCATTTGTCATATCGGCATAGTCCTCCATAAATGGAGTGCAATTAACAAACTCATCAAGATAATACTTGTTGTTGTATAACCCCTCGGCTGCTGTTACAGATAATCTAAATTGAGATATGATATCCTGTAACATTTGTAATGTATCTGATAGGGTATCCACCTGATCACTTAGATCTCTTTGAACAATATCCATCATAACGGAATTGAACTCCCATGTTTTATATTGGAGATCATTTACCACTGTTGATGGAACAACATATAGTAATGGGAATATTGGAGGTTGAGAATGTGGGTTATCTTGTTTGTCTCTTGATGTTGTTAAATAACTTATCCCATCAATATTACCCAAACCAAATGAATTAATCTGCTTGTGATAATTTGACATGTTTAGGAAATCATCAGCAATGGTCTTGAAGTTAATTGATAACTCTGGTATTCCTGATGCTGATACCGATGGGGTAATACTTGGCGTTGGTGTGTTTGATGGTGTTGTAGAAGGTGTGGCAGTATTGGTAGGAGTTACTGTGGGAGTGCTTGTAGTTGTAGGTGTTGCTGTGGGTGTGGGAGTGACTGGTGTAATACCAAAATACTTTCCTAAGAAGTAATTGTAGTTGTCAGACATTTCCGTGTCAGATAACTTACGATCATACACTAACATCTCTGTAAACTTCTTTCCAGTGTCTCTACCTAATAACCAAAAGATTGGATCTGTAACTGTCTTGAGTGTTTGTGTTTGAACTGTCTGACTAATCATTGTTCCACTGATCCAAAGTTCAGTGAATGCACTTGTTCCAACTTGATATACTCTTGTTGATGCAACAACCCATTGATTTACATAAGGATCTGCAAATGGTTCAGGACTAACTGATGAATTGTCAGAATAGAATGTATATGTTCTTACATTATTCGTTCCACCTGTTGGACTACCATTGTCTATTTGAAACCATCTATTGTAAGCAGGAACTTCACCCAAATAGTTTACATAACCACCCTGTGCATCAGAATTTAGAAATGGGTCAGTAGATCCACCCGTATTATTAAACATGAACCATGTTGTATAATCTTGGTATGATCCGTAATCACCTAATTTGTTGGATAGACCATATGTGAATCCTGTTCCAACATTTACACCTGTTGATGATGTATTGACCCCTGAGAATTGTAATGTTGTTGGATTTTGGAATCCTGTATAATCATATTGTGAAAAACCTCCTGCAACTCCTGAGAAGAATAATGATGGGTTTGCTAAGTTGGTTGCTTTAGTAACCGCAACACCCGATCCTCCTCCAATTATAAGTGATGATTGATTTGTAAAATCAACCTGTATGGTTAAACCTGATGTAATTAAACTCATCTACGCTTTGATTGTTGTTGCTGCTTTTTTATTTCTTTCTCTTTTTCTTTATTGAGGTCCACAAGGTAACTGAGATGATTGAGAGCCCCAATAAGGGTGAGATTAACCACATTATCAATCTGCCAAACTTTGTTTTCTGCGAGTGAACTAATTGCGTGATACCATCCCCAATGATCATTAAAGCTATTCTTATCCTCATGATCCTCCATAACAATCTGCTCTTGGAATAAAGCTGGGTAAGATTTTGCGACGCCTCGGCTAAATTCGCTAAAAAAAAAAGTGCTGACTCTACATGCTTCACCGGCAAATCTTTAAATGCTTCAATACGAGCTTTGAAATCTGACACTCCATATTCTACACCCTCTTCACAATACAAGTATGCTGCGAGTTCATTCAGATTTAATACTCTATACTTCTCATCTTTTCTTAGGAAGGTATCAATATCAACAAACTGACCGAAAGATATTCTGTTAACATCTACCAATAAGTATGTTTTATCTTTGTGTTGGATTGAACTATTTAATTTCTTGTTTTCGTGTAACATTATTTGTTGGACAGCATCTCCAACTCTTATAATATCTGCGGCATTGTGTGATAAGATCTCATCACGAGACATACCAGTGAACTCTTCAAGTATCTTGTAATACATTTCTTCTTCGTCAAGAATGTCCTTATATCTCATCACATTAGACCAATCTGTAATTGTTGGTTCTTTAACTTCGTAACTCTTTCCGTTGAATTCTATTTTGTTTTTCATAGTTCTAATTATAAATATATTTTTATTTGTTTGTCCATTTTACATTACATAAACACCGGTGTTCCTCATCATCTTCATCTGTAAAACATATCTGATCGCATCCAATAGGTGATTATTTTTATCCTCAGGTTCATCCAAGATATTTCCGTTCTTATCTATCTTCCAAACATACGAGTTAACTTCATCCATTAAATTCTTTGAGTGAGCATCAATAAAGAAGTTTGATCTCTTTATCTGATCTATTCCTGATAGTATGGTATCCTTCTTTACAGGTTTTGCATTGATACCTGATCGTGACATTTCTGATATGGCTTGGGGTGCTGCTGAGTCCACAATGAAATCATCTGTTAAATTGATTTTAAGGTCCTTAATTTTGTAGATAAAGTCAGAGATGGTAGTATTCCTCAGATACAATAATTCCTTACAATAAATGGAATCTCCGTCCTTATAAACAGCAACCAATGTATTGGGGTCATTATATCCTATATCCACTCCATAACCTAATAACTTTGCAGATGGTGGTAGTTCAGAATAATATTGTTGATGATTAAATACAACTCTTGTGGGTGTTCCTCTTTGTCCCTCACCAAATACTTTCCATATTGCAGCATCTCTATACTTTAACTTTTCAATCTCATCAATAAGTGATTGTTCCAAGAAGGGATTGTCTTTGTATGTTACGATTGTATAGAACACATCAGGTTCATTTTCCAAATCATATATCCATGACTTCCATAACGAGGGGTTGAAGTCCAATATGATTCTACCTGATGTTCTTAATACCAATTGAATATACTCATCATAAGATACTTCTGTTGCTTCATTGATAAATAAGTAATCTCTCTTTCTACCTCTTAACTTTGTCTCATCATCAACACTAAACCATTCAATCATATTTGTCCCCAACTCATAA